TCCAGATTAAACGGTGTTGTGTAGTCAGTGTTGCCGTACTCGTTAGACCCGGTGATGTCTACTGTTTCGAATGCCGCCTTGAACTTACCGTCTGCCGGGTCGCACCAGACCATCATGCGACCGTAGATCTCGCGAGTATCCTCCGTGACAGTCATGTCCTCGTTTGGGCATAGCTTAACGAGGTCGCCCATCGTCCCCTCAGACACCCAAACATCAACACCTTCCGTCAAGTACGGGTATCCGGTCACAAAGGCATCACCACCCCCAGCCACTGAATGCTGCAAATGCAGAATCGCTCCCGCATCCACCAGCGACCAGCCAGACTGCTGTGCTGTGTAGTATGCTGTCCCCTGCTTCTGCGGAGCCATGCAGGTGCAACCTTCAGAGTAGTTGGCTACTCGGGCGATCAGCATGGTCGGGAATGTGTTGGCATTGCAGCAGCAGGCATCGTTGATCTGAACGTAGTCGTTCAGATACCACTCCAGTTCGGTGTGGTACGCCTCATCCGGTCGATCAACGGTGTACATGTCAAGGCATAACACCCGAGGCACGCAGCGGCCAGCCGTGCAGTCGTCTGGTGCAGAGTCGATGCACATCTGCGGGCCGAGTGCGACAGCCGGGTACGGGCTGGTGGCAACACTCCCGAAGTAAAATGTCGGGCAGCGTGCATTCTCCGTTTCTGTGAACGGAATCGACTCTTCCAGCCCCAGCCATGTGCTTCTTAACACGGCACTGGGAGTGCCTGATACGGCTTCATAGGTCAGATACAGATCAACCTCATAGCCATTGCAGTCAAGTGAAAGATCAAACCTGTGATTGGTGCAGTCATACTGCACAGCACCCGTGAACGGATTGGCGTTGATCAGGGTTGCCCCTTCGCAGCCGGGAATGGATGCACTCACGCAGATCAGAGGAAACACACACTTGGTGGCGTCATTGCATTCCTCTACAACTTCACAGGTCGTGCATTTCGTGCCACCACCTTTTGACGTTCGAAACGGGTGGCGAAAGAAGGGATCAAGCCCCATCACAACGCCTCGCATTCTGTCTGCTGTTCACAAAGTGCCGTCACCTCCCAGCCGAGCCACGGCTGATAATTGTACTTTGGGGATCCGTAGAGATAGGTGGCGTACCCATAGCGGCCAACCAGATTAATGTTACTTTCGTTCAGGTAACACCCCACCTTGTCGTAAGCTGGAACGAACTGAGACGCAACAGTCTCGCCTAATTCGTTAAGCTCGGTTTCGCCGTCGATTGTGTATGCTTCTGGAACAGCCCCCCTGGATGATTTCACTCTGGCAACAATTGACCGGCCTTCACAGTCTGCTTCGTAGATCTGGAAACGGATCGTGTTCCCTGTGCTGGAGGACAGTGGGAAGAAATAGAAAATCTGTGGGTACAGTTCACGTATTGTGCCGTAGGTTCCGGAGGCGTAGCCGACTTGTGTGCGGTTGTAGCATTTGACAGGTTCCACCCAATTGGCAAGGTTTTGCCCTTCGGCCCCTTTCTGAATCTGAAACGTAGCCGAGGCTGGCGTGTCCACATCATCGGCAGCATCCAGATCGGCGGCCAGTACCCCTTCAAACTCGCGAGGCACAAAGGCGTTGACATGCCGAGGTAAAGGCGGCTTGCTGTTGCGAGATTCGTACTCACGCACTGCATTGGCTGTCTTAATGACAGCCGCCCCTGTCAGTTTGTATTGTCCTTTTGGGTCGATAGACACGATGGACCTCAGCTGAAAGCGTAAGCAGAAAACGCGGTGTACGTCAGATGCCGAAACACCCGGTAGTGTGGCGTGAAATTGGTGTAATCCGGGCTGGCGGTGTCGTAGCTGTCCCGGTTGCGGCTGCTGCTGTTCAGCGGGACCGGCTCGGTAGCCTGAACAAGTGGCCTTTCGTCGCTGTCCACGTCCAGACCGTCGTACAGCATTGCTCTTTCCGGTGTCCCTGATTTGATGATAATCAACCCCTGATTCAGCACCACGTCATCCCAGCCTTCTGGCTTTAACACAATCTCGTAGGTCACGGTGCGAAACGACCAGGTGAAAAACCGTTTCCATTCGCTGACTTCAACCGATGCGATCAGAGCCTGACCGGCTGTCACAGCCAGCCCGTCGATCGTGATGGAATCACTATTCACCGCACCGGGCAAACTGAGGATGGCTGACGGCACACTGAGTTCATTTCGGGTATATGTGCAGACCGGCAGATAGCGATTTTTCGTCAAACCGGGAACATAGATTTCCCCGGCTGTGCTGGCGACAGGCTCTGGTGATCCGCCGAAGGTTGAGCCTCCGTCATCGCTGACATACGCTTTCGCGACGGGTTCTTCCAAAATGCGATGCGACCAGCGTTTTGTTGCTCGCAGGCTGTCGTCGTAGCGATCGGGTTCGTGATAATCGGGGTCCAGTGTTTTGGTCGTCCAGACCAGATCGCAGTTCCATGCGGTCAGTGATTTGTCGATCGCCGTACCGCTGGGTACACCTTTAAGTCGCAGCCATGGATTTTCCGGATGCTGCACACCGACTGCCGGCAATGCCGGATCGCCGTAGAAAAACAGAGGATCGACAGTTTCTGCATCGGTCTGCAAAAACCATTGTTCCCGGACTTCGATGTTGCCGTCATCCTGCAGAGAGAATGACCGCGGGTTTGGTCTTCGCCGAAAGTGAGTGACCGCCATGATTCAGACTCCACTGACAAGCAGTCTTCTTGTGTAAAGGTACAAAGAATGAAATTGATCGCCGTGTGTTTCTGGCTGCTGCCTGTGTGTTTTGTTGTTCAGCAGATTTCCGTGACAGACCGAGGCGCAAGCAAACTGCAGCGGTTTTGCGAAGATCTGTCGAGAACGACTTTGACAACACCGCTGAAACTCCGCATCAGCCGTCCATTGATGCAGGCCGGCCCGGCGACATCGCCGGATCTGTTCTGGATGCAGGCCAATGTAGCGGGCGATGTGCAGGGTCGAGTCATCGCCGAATTGCAGCCGCTGACGACTGGCGGTATTCGCATTCACAGGCTGACGTTTGTAGCCACGATCACGACCAACACAGTTGCTGGTGCCGATAAGGCGATGGAACAACTGGACCGCATGCTGGACTGCGTGCTGGCTAACATGGTGTCTCCGGATGTGCATCAGCAGACGCTGGATTCGTTTCGCAGTCAGAAACAGCACATTCGCGATACCGGCAAGCTGCATCATCAGATATTGGTGAATGGGGAACCTATGACCATTGTGCAAACGCACGAACGCGGATTTCAGCGAGGTGGACGCCGAATGGCTGGCTGGACGATGGTGATTGATTACGAATAGTCGTACCATTAGAAATTCGCAACCTCCGGTGCTTCCTGCTCAATCTGCTTCAGCACTTCTTTCTGCTCTTTGATTTCCTGCAGGATTTTCTTCAGCTCATTTACGACTGGCGATGTGGCATCTTTTGTCAGCATGCGATTGCGATCAGCAGCCAGAGTGCGGTAGGCCTCTGCGCTTCCCGCACGAGCGACTCCGACACTGGGCAGATTCATCCCGTCCTTCAACTGCTGCTTGAGTTTGTCGCGGCGTTTTTCCAGTTCATCCAGCCGTTCCTCGCCGTCACGTTTTTCTCGCTCCAGTTCAAGGATGCGTTCAAGTTCTCCTCGGAACTTTTCAGCCTGCTGCTGATCGATGGCTTTCAGTCGCAGTCCTTCTTCGATCAGCTTGTTCAGTTCCTGCCTGGCTTTCACCTGTTCATTAGCAAATCTCAGGTCGGGGTTGATGGCCTCAAATCGCTGTGTGATTCCGGATCGAATATCCCTGTCGATCTCAGCGACACGTCGCCGGACTTCAGCTAACTCCTGTGCTAATTGCACACGTTTCTGTTGTCGTTCGACGATTTCCGCGGTGATCCGTTCACTTTCTGCATTGTTGCGGACCTCGGTCAATTGCAGACGCACCAGTGCATCCGCATTATCCACCATCTCCTGCTGTATTCTTGATGCGTCTCGCAGGGCTGCCGGCGTGAGAGCTTCACGGACCTGTCTGCCTGCCAGATCTGCCGCCATTTGCCTTGACTGCAACTGCTGATGCAGGGCCACTCGCTGTTTCATATCTGCGAGTAACTGTTTCTGCAGCAGTTGCTGGACACGCATCTGCCCCGTGATCCTGTCCTGCGCATCTTCGTATTTGTCTGTTTCGAACACGAAATTACGAAACAAACGAAGCGACCCGGATAATGTTTCCCTAGTGGCTGTTAGCCCTCTTGCTCCGATGTCGACCAGTGGGGCATTTTGACGCAGTCGCGTTATGCGATTGCCCCACAAAACCCCGGACATCCCTTCCAGCTGTTGCTGCTGTGCAGCAAACATCGCTTTTTGCTGTGCCGCAGCCATTTCAGCCTGAGCAATCTTCAGTTGATGCAGCCGTTCCCGAGCATTTGTTACCATCTGGTCGAACGACTTTTCGGATGTGTCGGCAAGATCACGTTCAAGCTCTATTCGTTCTCGCAGGGTGTCGTTGATCGTGCTGTGTGCATCCTCAAGTTGTTCAGCTACGGATCTTTGATCCTTCATTTTTTGGGAGGCATTGAACACATTGATGCCGATTGCGATGACAGCCGAACTAATAGACGCAAACACGCCAGCCAGAGGCCCGGCAACAGCAGCCATCGCAGTCAGGTTGTTGCCGGCGGCACGAAACGCACCGGCCGCTCCCATTTGGCCCCAGACGCTGGCGGCATCTTCGATCGCGAACCCGAACTGCTGCATAGCAAACCCAAATCGGCGGTTGCCGAGAAAACCCGTGTTTTCCGTACGGGCTCGCCGCAGCACCTGCTGGGTCATATCTTCGTAGGTATTCAGCAGCGTGGTGGCCTGAGCCTGCGTGATTCTGTTTGTCGCCACTGCCAGCTGCAGATTACTGCGGTAATCCTCAACCTGATTCGTTAAACGCGTCTGCAGCCCCACCATCGGGTCCAGTTCGGCAGCCATCGCGTCCATCATTGCTCGCGAACGCTCATGTGCGATAGCGCCACGGGCAGCGGCATCGGCTGCAGCTTGTTCACCCTGCACACGTCGCTGAATACTCTGAGTAACCTGATTCTGAGTGGACTGATTTTGCTGGACATAGTCTTTTTCATCCAGCCTTCTGGCCACGTCACGCCGGCGGCGGGCGCGTTCCTGACGATCGGCCTCTGCTTCGGCTTCCGCAGCGGAGCGTTCTTCAAGATCTTTTCTTAACCTGTCGTTCTGCTCACGGCGGGCGCGTTCATCATCGGCGATCTCCTGCTGCGTCATCTGCACGGCAAACTGCTGCTTCTGACGTTCCAGTGCCGCACGTTCCTCTATGTCCTGACGCAGGGCTGCCATCTGCTCGCGGCGGGCGCGTTCATCATCGGCGATCTCCTGCTGCGTCATCTGCACGGCAAACTGCTGCTTCTGACGTTCCAGTGCCGCACGTTCCTCTATGTCCTGACGCAGGGCTGCCATCTGCTCACGGCGGGCGCGTTCATCGTCGGCAATCTCCTGCTGCAGTGCCTGCAGATGAAACTGCTGCCTCTGACGCATGAGTGCCGAGCGTTCTTCGATGTCTCTTCTCAGGCCGTCCATCTGGTCGCGGCGGGCGTCGGCGTCTGCTTTGATTTCCTGCTGCAGATATTGCTGCTGCTGCGTCAGGCGCTCGCGATTGATGGCATCTCGCTGCTGCTGTTCCTGCTGCAGAACTTTCTGAGACTCGTTGTACTGAAACGCGGCCATGAACTGGCCGGCGGCTGTGGGAACTTCGGAGGCTTGTCTGGCTCCGGCGGCGGACATTCCGGCGATGATGTCACTGACGCCGCGACGACTGTTTTTCGCAGCCGTCTGCAGCGTCAGCATCTTCAGGCTCATCAATTCGATATTGCTGGTGGCCGACTTCATTGTGGACGCGATGGCTTCCATCGTGTCCGTCAGCGACTGCAGAGACGGTGCGGTACGGGCAGCAGACTGTTCCATCTGCTTGATCTGAGCGGTCCACTGGTCGACGCCGGCCTGCACGCCACTGACATCCATGGATACCGGCACGTTAAGGCCACTGCCAATACTGCCAGCCATGGGTGATCGCTCCGTCAGATCAGCCCGTCCCGTTTGAGTGTCCGGTACGAGCCCAGTGTTTTGCCCTCGGCATCTTTGACTGTGGCGTTGTATGACGCCGCCAGACCCATCAATGCCGCCTCAATATCTTCTGCCGACTGTTCCTGTCCCATCGGATACAAAAAGTCGTACACCATGTTTCGCAGAACCTGCCTGGTATTGGCGTTGGTGGTCTGCATGGCGGCAATGGCAGCCGCTGGTAACCAGTCGTCAAATCCATCCAGAAGAAACGTCTCCCAGCGATAAAGCCAGTCACGAGGACTGCCGCACCGGGTGACTGCTTCGTCCAGGGTTACTCCCCATCGGTTGGCGAGGTGGACCCAGTATCGGATTTGAGGACTGTTGTCGAGTTTTTTCTGACTTCCTCGGCATCATCCCGAGTCAGCCCGTTGATTCGCAGGCAGTGCTGATACAGATGATTGAGTGCCGAACCGAAATTCCGAACCTCCTGCAGATCCGCTCGAGTATCCCCGTACATTCGCTTGAGTGAATCGGGAATCGGATTGCCGTCTGCGTCCAGTTGTCCTTCGCACAGCGACATCCGCACCATATGCTCGGCTCCGCTGCCCAGATCGATGGCTCGGCCCGGTTCTTTCAGCCGTTCGTTGGCGGCGGTATCCCACTCCAACATCTGCAGTCCGTCCAGTTCCCGCAGAATGACGTTGTCATTCCACGACCGGATAAATACCACATGCGCCCTTGGCCCTGCAGCCGCCTTCTGGCGGATACTGTCTCGTGTCAGCATATTTATTCACTTTCTCTGGTTGTGTTCGCAAAACAAACAGCTGTCTGACCGCCCGCGAACAAGACGGTCAGACACACACTTTCTCAGACGACTCACTAAATCGCAATACTGCGACCTACGATCCGGCAGTAAACTCGAGCGGTCCTGTGACAGCCAGCACATACTGACCGCGTCGCAAATCCCGCATGGTGAATGTGCCGCCGTATTCCTTCATAAAACCGCTGAATTCAATCTTGGCTCCGGTGGTCTGACCTGATCGCGGAGGGCACTGGATGGTGATTGCTTCGGCCGCCTGATCGATGGGTGGCAGCAGGTCCAGATCGTACAGCATTTCAATTGTGAAATCCTCAACCGACGCGAGATCGGCCGGGCATTGTTCCATCCAGCGAACATCGCCGAAGTCTGTGCCGACCGCACTGCCCATGTGAGTTGCGTCATAGGCATCCCGAATCATTTTGCCGCCACTGATGCCTGTGACTTTGGCAGCAAATGCAGACGTACCGAACGTGATGGTGACACCCATCGCGCTCCCAACACAAGTGGCTGGCATAACTTTGTACTCCGTTCAAAACGCATCAGACTGATGCAGGTAACACTTCACACAACAAAAACAGTTCACCGACGACCTGCTGCCAGGCAGACGGAGATCCATCCGGTTCCATCAGCGGCACCTGTCGGCCGGCCGTAGCCTGAGCCGAATCGACCCACAGATACGTGGCCCATGTGACCGCACCTTTGGCATGCACAACCGTGTGGATGGCATTCCAGATCTGACGCGCGATGGCCTGCGTTGAGGCAACCACGACGATATTCAGGTTGACCTGCCAGCTGGTCGTCGGGCCGTCAAACGCTGCGTTGTTTTCTCCATCAGCCAGTTCGATGGTGACCCACGGCGGCTTAATGTCTTCTCCGCGCAGTTTAGCCGGCACATCGCCGGGAAAGACGCGGAACACGTCCCGGCCCAGCAGGTTGGTCAGCGTCGCCTGTGACTTCAGATGATTGATCAGCAGTACCGGGATGTCTTCCACAAGTCACCTGCCTGCCGTTGAATAACCGGAGCCACGCGAGACCTGTCGCAGATACTTGCGTTTCAGCCTTGCAACCTGCTGCGGGTACAATTCGTTAAAGCGGCTGCGCACGATCCCTTTCAGCATCCCTTCCAGCCGTTGCTGTGATGGACCCAGAAACGGATAAGGACGCGCCTCGACCGGCCCTTTGCCGCGCTTGTGGCCGCGTTCGACGAAACCGATGTATTTGTGTGGCTGAATGGTTCGTGGAACTCGGCGGGTTTCCGGGCTGCTCATAAACCCCCACCTTTGCCTTGGCAGTTTGCCAACAGCCAGCGGGCCGAACGGCCGCGATCCCAGACCATGCCTGCGGATCTGCGAAACCTTTCTGGCGGTCGCTTTGGTGACCCGGAAGTCTGTCCGGGCTCCGTAAAACCCGATGATCAGGTTCTTGTTGCGCATGCGACTGGCGGGAAACACACGCTGCCCGAGCGAATTTCGCAGGGCTCCGGTAGGTGTCTGCCAGCGGCTGGTCGCCGGATTGCGTTTTGGCAGCACGCGAACCAGTTCCTGTCTGGCCAGCTGCACGCCTTTTGTCAGGACAGTCTGCAGCACAGGCCGCATCACGCCGTTTTTCAGTTCCTGCGGCATGGCAGCCAGCATGGCACGCATCCGGTCGGTGCCATGCACCTCCAGATCGATCACAATGCCAACCTTATTGCCAGGACGAGCCATTACTGCATTACCTTGCGGCAGATGAATTTCATTTCCGAGTTCATTTCATCGACGTTAATCGCGGCGATGATCTGATAGTAAACGCTGTTCACTTTGATGGCGTAGTTGTTGGTGACCTGTCGGCTGACCGATCCCCACGGGGCTGTAATAACGGCATCGACAAGTCCATGGATCTGTGCGGCCATCTGGAACTCGCGACCGCTTCCGGTTTCGACACGACCGTAACTGCGACCCAGTGTCGCCCATTGGGTCCAGTCACGAGTATCCAGTTCATAGTCGATATCCAGTTCGTCCGGTGGTGTCAGAAATTCCAGAGCCAGCGGATATTCGTTGGCACAGGGCAGATAACATCGCTGCTGTTTGGCCATGATTACCCCGCAAACGTGACATTTTCACGCCACTTCATGCGACGCAGAATCGGATCACTCTGGAAGTCATCAGCCGAACAGACACATCCGCCCTGCGGACACCGCATGGCGAACGCCTTTCCGGCCATCATTAGCAGTGCCCTGCGCTGCCAGTGATCCAATTCATAAGCAAACAGCAAATCCACGGCCTCGCCGCTGGCGGTTGGCGCAACCAGAGAAATCGCCGATCCGCCGGCGGACAAGGCTATCTGAAACTGGCTGCCGCTGGCGTTGACCACATACACGGTCGTCCGTTCGCTGATGCCGCCAGGGAAAACAGAAACATCACCCACCAGACTGTTGGTGTTGCCGCTTTTGCTGATGACAAACGAGTCGCCATTTGCAAACGGGTATCCTGTCAGGCTGGTCAGGGTGTCATCGTTGTAACTGGCCACGGCAATGGGAATGACGTGACCAGCCCAGAATGTGATCGTGATGGCATCCCGCCTGTTTTTGACGGACGGCCAGTTCGTGTCGGCTGCCGGACGCAGTTCCGACGGTTCGGTGATGGTCAGCAGCTGGTACTCGTCGCTGTCCAGTGTCTGCGACTGATTGCTGGCATCGTAATACTGAAGACTGGTGATCTTTCGCACCGGAGGTCGGTGCAGTTCCACCAGTTGCCCGCTGACGGATCGATACGGGTCATTTTCCGCAAAGGGCAGGGGGCCGCTGATGGCTGATGAATACACTGGCCATGCGGGCAGAGTCAGGCTGTACTGCGCTGCACACAGGGCTCGTTCGCACTGGTGTTCGATTTCCTCCATGGCGGCCAGCAGATAGCTTTCCAGCAGATCGGATTCGCTGTCATCCACCAGACGCAGATGGCAGCGAACCTCACTGGCAGACAGTACCGGCCGCAAAGGTGTCAGTCGATTGATCATCGTTCAGATCCCGCGAACGTCTATTTACCGGAACGACCGCCCGAGGTGGCTGGTGCCGCCAGCTGCGCAAACCCCTTGTCGATCAGCCGCTGTCCTTCGTCGGCCGGAACGTCATATTCTCGTCCCGGCTGGCGAACAAAATCTCCGGCCACATAGGAGTTGCCGGCGTCGTCCGTCTGATAATTCAGACCGGCCTGACTGGTGTTCATCACAATACGAATGGTTTCAGGTGCGGTGGCTGGCATAAACAACTTTCTGGTTGATAAGTCGTAACACAATCAGGAAATGGCGAGGCGACCATCGGCCGCCCCGCCACAGTTCACAACATCGCAACCTTGCGACTAGCTGGCTGCGTTCTGGAAATACTTGACCGGATTGTCACCGGCGTTCAGCAGGTTGCCGTCGGCTTCCACGAATGCCAGAAACGCATCCTGATCGTTTTCCCGGTGACGCTCGGTCAGCCGATAAACGCGAATCCGTCGGACCATTCGCAGTTTGTACTGCTTCAGGCGGCCGAACAGCACAGGTTTGGCACTGGCACCCAGATCCGCCATGTCATCGTTGATGATGTAGGCGTAGGTGTTGATGGTGTCCGGCGCTCCTGAGTTGGCTCCGGACTGCCACAGGTAGTTGCTGTTGCCGTCTTTCAGCTTGCGGATCACCTTCAGCGTGGTGTCGTTAAACATATAGCCAACACCATCGCGGCGGCGATGAACACGATTAACGCTGTGTTCGAGGTCGATCACTTCGTCGAACGTGATACTGGAAGCACCGGCTCCGGTTACACCCAGTGCGGAGGCTGTCACGATACCAGTCAGTGTTGATGCACCGCTGCCAGTCGTTCCCTTGCTGTTGATGATGCGGCCGATCCGTTCGCCCAGCAGTTCAGGAATGACGGTTTCCAGTCCGACGGCGTTGTTGTTCAGCAACTCGTAGGGAACCAGAATTTCGTCACTGGTGAACTTGTGAGCGTACCAGACCTTCTGACCGAAGGTCGGCTGTGCAGTGCTGGTAACAGCCCCGTTTTCACCGATCTGGCGGCCCGAGTTGCTGGTGTCATTCACCGTCGGCCACCGCATCGGTTCGCCGGTTTCGGTGCGAATGATGTCGGCAGCTTCCATGATCCCGCTGGACGCGACCATCGCCACTTCCAGATTGCTGGTGAACGTCTCACCAAAGGTGTAGCCACCCTTGGTTCCGTCCTGACTGGACAGTGCATTACGCACGTTCTGGCTGATGCGATCGCGATTGCGGCGATCGGCACCGGCGGCGTTCAGTTCATTGCGAACGACCTGCAGGTTGCGGGTATCCATCAGTTCGAACGTGAGTTCTCGCTGATGAGGGAACAGACGCACGGCCGCGCAGGCGGCATTCATCTGCTCGAATTCCTCAGAGCTTGTCGGCTGGCGGCCGAACCACGACGCCAT